TATAACTACATATAATGCTTTTGGTCAAGATAGTTTGATAGATGGAATTAATCATAGTTTAAACTTTGGTTTAGAAATTAGTAGTTTGTTACTAATACCAATTACTAATAGTTTATATGTTGATTATTACAAAGACTATTTAGAAAACATATATAATCTAAAGTCAAGAAAGTACAATATAAAAGCAGTTTTACCTATTAGCTTATTAACTTCTATTAAATTAAATAACAGATTGATAATACGAGATAAGAGATATATTATTAATAATATGAAAATAGACTTAACAAGTGGTGAAGTAGATTTTGAATTAATAAACGATTTTAGAATACTATGATAAAAGAAATATTGAATCTGTTAATGTTAGACAACCATTACGGACAAAGCGAAACAATAGAAATAGCTAAAGGTAAATATGAAATACCTACAACTTGGAGTAAAGGAATAAACCAAATTAAAAGACAATGGAAAATAAAATAGTAAATCTTCAAGTTAACGATAATATTGACGAAACTACAAAATCGGTAGTTAGTTTAAAAACACAATTAAGACTTGCTCAAGCAGAGGTAGCTGAATTATCTGATAAGTTTGGTGCAACTTCAAGAGAAGCAGTAGAAGCTGCTAAAAAAGCCGCTATTTTAAAAGACAGAATAGGTGATGCTAAAGCTTTAACTGATGCCTTCAATCCTGATGCAAAATTTAATGCGTTAAGTTCATCTTTGAGTGGTGTAGCAAGTGGATTTGCTGCATATCAAGGTGCAATGGGATTAGTTGGTGTTGAAAGTAAAGATTTAGAACAACAACTTTTAAAGGTTCAATCCGCAATGGCTATTGCTCAAGGGTTGCAAGGTCTTGGTGAAGCAAGGGATTCGTTTAAACAATTAAAAGCAGTAGGTGTAAACGCATTTAATGCTATTAAAACGGCTATTGGCGGAACAGGTATCGGTCTAATTGTAATCGCTGCAGGTGCTATTTACGCATATTGGGATGACATTAAAGAGGCAGTTAGTAGTGTAAGTGCTGAACAGAAAAATTTAAATGCAATATCTAAACAAAATTTAGATACAGAGCAGAAAAAATTAGACACTATTGGTAGCCAAGATAATATCTTAAAATTACAAGGCAAAAGTGAAAAGGATATTTTAAAAATTAAAATAGCACAGACTGACCAAGTAATTAAAGCATCTGAAATTCAAATTCAACAATCTATTGCAACTTCAAAAGCACAGACTGAAGCAGCAAGAAGGAATCAAGAAATTTTAGCAGGGATATTAAAATTTATAAGTATACCATTAACTTTACTTTTAAAAACAGTAGATAGTATTGGTAAAGCTTTAGGAAAAGATTTTGGTTTAGAAGACAAAGTTTTTGGCGGTTTATCTTCACTTATGTTTGACCCTGTGAAAGTTAAACAAGATGGTGATGCAGTTGTAGCTGAACAAAGAAAAGCTTTAGAAAAACTTAAAAATGATAGAGCAGGTTTACAATTATCTATTAATTCAATAGATAAGCAGTCAGTTAATTCAAGTAAAGAATCTACAAAAACAATTACAGAGGAAGAAGATAAAAGACTTCAAGCGAGGAAAGATTATATATCTAAACAACAAGAAGTTGAAGATGAAGTTCAAGGTTCTAAAGACGCTTTAATTTTAAAGCAAGAAGAAGATAAAAAAAATAAATTTCTAAATGACATTGCTCAAAATGCCGCTGCTAAAAAGAAAATAACAGATGACGAAAAAGCTAATGTAGACGCAAGGGTATTACTTGCAAAAATAGAAAAAGAAGAAAAGTTAAAAGCCGCTGAAGCTACTGCCGCTACTTTATCAGGGTTATCTGATTTATTAGGTAAAGAAACTGCTGCAGGAAAAGCTGCCGCTGTAGCAAGTGCAACAATATCTACATTTTTATCTGCGCAAAAAGCTTATGAATCTACTGTAGGTATTCCAATTGTAGGACCTATATTGGCACCTATTAATGCTGCTTTAGCAATTGCAGGTGGTATTAAATCTGTTAAATCTATCTTAGCAGTTAAAACACCAAATGGTGGTGGTGGTGGTTCTGCTCCTACTATTAATACACCTGCAGGAGGTGCTGTTGCTGCTGCACCTACATTTAACGTAGTGGGTACTTCAGGACAAAATCAAATAGCTCAAAGTTTAGGCAATCAAGCACCTGTTAAAGCTTATGTAGTAAGTAACGATGTAACTACTGCTCAAAGTTTAGATAGAAATATTGTGAAGACTGCTACAATAGGAAATTAACAAAAACCAAATAATTTAATTTATAAATAAAAAATAAAATGCGAATAGTAGAATTAATCATAGACGAGAAAGAAGATTTAGCAGGTGTTGATGCTATTTCTGTTGTAGAGTTTCCTGCAATAGAAGAAAACTTTATTGCTTTAAACCAACAATTACAATTAGCTAAAGTAGATGATGAAAAACGTATCTTAATGGGTGCAGCTTTAATTCCAAATAAAAACATTTATAGAAGAAATGGTAATGATGAGTATTACATTTTCTTTTCAGATGCTACAGTAAGAAAAGCAAGTGAGTTGTTTTTAATGAATAGCAACCAAAACAACGCTACATTAGAGCACGAAAGTAAACTACAAGATTTGTCCGTAGTAGAATCTTGGATCGTTGAAGATACTGAAATGGATAAATCTAAAAAGTATGGTTTAAACGCTTCTGTTGGAACTTGGATGGTTAGTATGAAAGTAAATAACGATACTATTTGGAATGACTTTGTTAAAACAGGTAAAGTAAAAGGTTTTTCTATTGAAGGAATGTTTGCTGATAAATTAGAAATGAGTTTGCAAAAAGAGAAGGAACAGGAGTTGGTTGAAAAAATTAAAGAAATTATTTTAAACAACGAAAAAAAAAAGGTTGATTTAGAATCTTATACAGACTATCCTGAGCAAGCTACAGAAAATGCAAAAATAGCATTACGTTACGCTGAAGAAAACGGATGGGGATCTTGTGGTACTGCGGTAGGTAAAGCAAGGGCAAACCAATTAGCAAACAAAGAACCAATAAGTCAAGACACTATTTCAAGAATGGCAAGCTTTGAAAGACATAGACAAAATAGTGATAAAGAATTAGGCGATGGTTGTGGAAGATTGATGTGGTTAGCTTGGGGTGGTGATGCCGGTATTGAATGGGCATCAAGAAAATTGCAACAAATTAAAAATGATAAATAAATTAATTAAAATTATGAGTAAATCTACAAGCCCTAAGGGAGGCAAAAGAGGTTGTCTTGGTAAAGACGGAAAGTACGATGTTAAAAATTGTGATGGTGAATTGCAATCACAAGGAATTGGCAGCACAGTTCAACAAGGTGGAGCAACTATCACTGTAGTAGATGGTGTAAAAACTATTGTTAGAAGTAACGGATAACATCCTAATTTATAACAAATAAAAATAATATTATTAATAAACTAAAATTAAATTTTTAAAAAATGAGTGTAATCAATGAAATCAAAACTCTTTTGGGCATGGACGTAAAGCTTGCTCAAATGAAACTTGAGAACGGTACTGTTTTAGAAGCTGAAGCTTTTGAAATGGATATGGCTGTTTTTATAGTTAACGAGGAAGATAGAATTGCAGTACCTGTTGGCGAATATGCTTTAGAAGATGGTAACATCTTAAAAGTAGACGTTGAAGGAATTATTGCAGCTATTGAAATGCCTGAAGAAGAAATGCCTGAAGCTGAAGAAGAAGTTGCTTCTCCTGCTGAAGAAGAGGTTGTTGTTGAAGCTAATGCTGATGCTGCACCTAAAAAGATTGTTGAATCAATCACTAAAGAAATGTTCTTTTCTGAAATTGAAAAATTAAGAAATGAAATTGCTGAATTGAAAGGTGTAAAACTTTCTGCAGATGAAGAAGACAAAACTGATGAGGATTTAAAGTCCAAAGAAGTTGAATTAAGTGTTGAACCATTAACACATTCACCTGAAGTAAAAGCACCACAAGTTCAAAAATTTGCATCTAATCGCCAATTAACTACTCAAGATAGAGTAATGGCAAAACTTTTTAATTAATAATAATAAACTAAATAAATAAAAATGGCTACTACTACAAGTATCACTACCACTTATGCAGGAGAATTTGCTTCTAAATATATCTCTGCTGCTTTATTATCTGCTTCTACTATCGAAAATGGTGGAATTGAGGTAATGCCTAATGTTAAATACAAATCTGTAATCCAAAAAATTGCTACTGACGCTATCGTAAAAGATTCTACTTGTGATTTTTCTGCTACATCTACTGTAACATTAAGTGAAAGAATTATTCAACCTGAAGAATTTCAAGTGAATTTACAATTGTGTAAAAAAGATTTTCACGCAACTTGGGAAGCTGTATCTATGGGATATTCTGCTTTTGATTCATTGCCTCCAAGCTTTGCTGATTATTTGATTTCACACGTTGCTGCTAAAGTTGCTGAAAAAACTGAACAAAACATTTGGAAAGGTGTAACTGCTAATGCAGGTGAATTTAACGGATTGGCTACTTTGTTAGCTTTAGACGCTGCTTTACCAACTGCTAATGAAGTTGCAGGTACTACAGTTACTGCTTCTAACGTTGTTGCGGAATTAGGTAAGATTGTTGATGCAATCCCTGCTTCACTTTACGGAAAAGAAGATTTGTACTTATACGTTTCTCAAAACATCGCTCGTGCTTACGTTCGTGCTTTAGGTGGGTTTGGTGCTTCAGGATTAGGTGCTAATGGTACAAACGCTCAAGGAACACAATGGTTTAACAATGGTTCATTATCTTTTGATGGTGTTAAAATCTTTGTTGCAAACGGATTAGCTTCTAACACTGCTATCGCTGCTGAAAAATCTAACTTATTCTTCGGTACAGGTTTGTTATCTGACCAAAATGAAGTACAAGTTATTGATATGGCGCCAATTGATGGTTCTCAAAATGTACGTATAGTAATGAGATTCACTGCTGCAGTTCAATACGGAATCGTAGAAGATATCGTAACTTACGGAATCACAAACGCTGCTAACTAATAATTAGCTTTTTTAAATCAAAGGGGTGGTGAAAAAATCGCCATCCCTTTTTTTATTAACTTATAAAAATATAAAAAATGGCTTGTGAAATCGCTTTAGGTAGAACAGAAAAATGTAAAGACGCAGTAGGTGGTCTTAAAGCAGTTTACTTTGTAAATTGGGGAGATATGACAGGTGTAACTTATGACGTAACTAATACAGATGCTATTAGTGCGGTTGCAGGTACTCCAAGTGCATATAAATATGACTTGAAAGGTAATAGTTCATTCGAACAAGCAATTACTTCTTCAAGAGAAAATGGTACTACATTCTTTGAACAAACTTTGAACTTAACTTTAAAGAAATTGTCAATTGTAGACCACAAACAAATTAAATTACTTTCTTATGGTAGACCACAAGTAGTAGTTGAAGATAACAACGGAAACTTATTCCTTTGCGGTTTAGAACACGGTATGGAAGTATCAGGTGGTACAATTGTAACAGGTGCTGCTATGGGTGATTTGAGTGGTTATACACTTACATTATCAGGACAAGAGCCTGTACCTGCAAACTTCTTAACTACTACTTTAACTGCTGCAGGATTTACAGTAGTTTCAGGTTCATAATTGTTTGTTTTTTTGATTGGAAAGGGAGTGACTTCGGTTGCTCCTTTTTTGTTTATACACTTTTTTTAAAACAATTTTTGATTAATTGTATTTATAAATAAAAAAATATATGATTATTTTAAAAGAGCAAGGAACTGCTCAAACTTTGAAATTCATACCAAGAAGTTACGGAGCAGATACGATAGTATTAAGAAATGAAACGACAAATGAAATACAAACTATTTCGGCAACGTTTACATTAGATTCTTATTATTTATCTACTTCTAAAATATTTGATTTAAAAGAAAATACATTTTACAATCTTACTATTAAAAACGGTGTTGAGGTTGTATATAAAGATAAAGTGTTTTGCACAAATCAAGTATTAAAAGATTACACAGTAAACAAGGATGAATATGTGGCACACGCTACAAACAACGATTTTATAATTTATGAGTAATATATCAATTGTTCAATTATCGGCTTATACAAGTCCTGTAATTCAAGAAAACAAAAAGTCAGATTATATTGAGTATGGAATAGATAATAACTATTTCCAATACTTAATTGATAGATATCTGTATTCAGCAACTAACAACGCTATTATTACAGGTGTTACTAATATGATTTATGGCAAAGGTTTGAGTGCTATAGATTCTAATTTAAAACCTGATGAATACGCACAGATGCGTAGCTTAATAAAAGGCGATATGCTGAAGAAAGTAGCTATGGAGCGTAAAATGCTCGGTATGGCTGCTATGCAAGTTGTAATGGAAAAGGGTAGAGTTAAATCTATTGACCATTTCCCAATGAATACATTAAGAGCAGAAAAATGCAATGATAAAGGAGAAATTGAAGCTTGGTATTATTACCCTGATTGGACTAAAAAGAAGCCTTCTGAACAAGCTAAAAGAATCCCTGCATTTGGATTCGGAAATGGTAATGAAGTTGAAATGTATGTGGTACATCCTTATGTTAGTGGATTTCATTATTACACACCTATTGATTATTCAGGTGCTTTACCTTATGCTAAATTAGAAGAAGAAATTAGTGATTACTTAATTAATGACGTTCAAAACGGATTTTCAGGTACTAAAGTAATTAACTTTAATAATGGTATTCCTAATGAAGAAATGCGTGACAAAATTAAACGTGACGTATTAAGTAAAATTACAGGTTCAAGAGGTGAAAAAGTTGTAGTAGCTTTTAATGCTAATGCAGAAAGTAAAACTACAGTAGAAGATATTCCTTTAAATGATGCACCTGCACACTATGAATATTTAAGTACTGAATGTTTTGAAAAGTTAATTGTAGGACATAGAGTTACTTCACCTATGCTTTTGGGTATTCGTGATACAGGCGGTGGATTAGGTAATAATGCAGATGAAATTGAAACTTCTACTTTGTTATTCTTGAATTTAGTAATTAAACCTTACCAAGAAGAAATCATTTCAGCATTAGATAGAATTTTAGCTGTTAATGATATTTCTTTGAAATTAAAATTTGAAAGATTACAACCATTAGATAACGAGCAAGTTGTTACTTCAGACAATAACACTATTGAAGCAATAAATAGTTTATCACCACTTGTGGCGAATAAAGTTCTTGAGTCAATGACAGCTAACGAAATTAGAGCATTAGTAGGTTTAGCTGCTGAAGCAGGAGGTTCTGATTTAAATCCATCTGTAGCTGCTAATTTATCAAGTGATTTAGATGATATTGATTTAGATTCTTTTGGTGAAGATATTGATTTAAATGAATGGGAATTAGTTGATAGTAGACAAGTTGATTATGATGAAGAAGCTAAATTAGATGCTGAATTAGAAGCTTTAAATAATCCTAAAAAATCTTTATTATCTAAAGTTTGGAACTTTGTAAGTACAGGCGTAGCCAATCCTAATGCAAAATCTGAACAAGATGGAGCTTTATTTAAATCACGTTATAGATATAGTGGTAATGTAAGCGAAAATAGCAGACCATTTTGCGTTAAAATGCTATCAGCTGACAAACTATATAGAAAGGAAGATATAATGCGAATGAGTCAATCAAAAGTTAATGAAGGATGGGGTCCGGAAGGAGCAGATACTTATGATGTGTTCTTGTATAAAGGTGGTGGAGCTTGTCACCATTTTTGGACACGTGAAACATATAGAAAAAAAGCAGATGTAAATAGTCCTTTATCACAAGAAATTACACCTGCACAAGCAAGAAAAGAAGGCGAAATATTACCAACTAACAATCCATTAGTATATCAAAAACCGATTAATATGCCTAATCAAGGATTTTTACCTAAATAATTAAATAAATGGCATCAGCACTTTTTATTACGAGAGAAGACATAGTTAAGTTTACTGCAATTAGTGGTAATCTTGACGTAGACAAATTTATAGGGTTTGTAAAAATAGCACAGGATATTCATATTCAAAACTATTTAGGAACTAAACTATATGATAAAATAAACGATGATATCGTAGCAGGTACTTTAGCAAGTCCATATACAACGCTTTTAAGCAAGTATATCAAACCGATGGTAATACATTGGGCAATGGTAGAATACTTGCCTTATTCGGCTTATACAATAGCTAATAAAGGTGTATATAAACACAATAGTGAGAATAGTACAAACGTTGAAAAAAATGAAGTAGATTTCTTGATTGAAAAAGAACGTGATGTAGCACAACACTATACAAATAGATTTTTAGATTACATCTGTTATAACACAGCAACGTTTCCTGAATATAACACTAATTCAAATGGCGATATGTTTCCTGATTCGGAAGCTAATTTTGTAAGTTGGGTACTATGATAAAAAAAGAAACTTATAAGCCAAAAGCAGTTAATGTTAAAAAGCTGCAACTATTTTTAAATAAAATAAAAGATAAAAAATGAGTTTACAATTTACACATATAAAAGGGGACACTTTTGATGAGGTTGCTTTTCAATTAAAGATTAATGATGACGAAGTTAATTTAACAGGTGCAGTTATTAAAATGCAATTACGAAAATGTTATTCAGATACTGCTGCTGCTTTATCTCTTACTTCAGTTTCTTCTGCAGGTATTACCATTACAAATGCCACAAATGGAGAATTTAAAATTAACACACAAATTATAGACATTCCTGTTTACAATTATGTTTATGACATACAAATTACTTTAGCGAGTGGAGTAGTTAAAACGTATGTACAAGGTGGGTTTAATATTACTAACGAAGTAACAAGATAAAAAAATGGGTGACGATATTACTATTGGTGTAACTGAAATTGTAAACAATATTGAAGTTACTGCACAACCAAACGACCAAATCGTAGATATTAGTGTAATTGACAATACAGATGAAGTTACTTTAAACATAACACCTACTGTAATTGAAATCAATGTAAATAAAGGTTCTTCTTTTGCTAAATGGGGTGACATATTAGGTACACTATCAGACCAAGAAGACTTACAAGATGCTTTAGATTTAAAAGCTGATTTAGTTGATGGTAAAGTACCTTCTTCACAATTACCTTCTTACGTAGATGATGTTATTGAAGTAGCTAATTACGCTGCTTTACCTGTTACAGGTGAGTCAGGAAAGATATATATCACTATTGATAACAATCATATATTTAGATGGACAGGTTCTATTTATGTAGAAATTACGGATAATACTGCAGTTTGGGGTGCAATTACGGGAACATTAAGTTCACAGACTGATTTAGTTACTGCTTTAAATTTAAGAGTTCCTTATACGGGTGCTACAGGTAATGTTAATCTTGGTGAGTATGGATTAACAAGTGGATATTTAAAATTAGATACTACACCAACAAGCACACCTACAACTATAGGAACTATTTTTTGGGATGCTGCAAATAGAACTGCTGCATTAATTGATGGCGATGGTGATACTACTTTACAGATAGGACAAGAACAAAGAATATTAGTACATAATAATACAGGTTCAACTTTAACTGATGGTCAGGTTGTTTATGTTACAGGTTCTACGGGTAATTTACCAAGTGTAAGTTTAGCAGATGCAACTTCAGAAACTACTTCAGCAGCTACTATTGGAGTAGTTACAGAATCAATTGCTAATGGTGCTGATGGTTTTATTACAATTAGCGGAATAGTAAATGGTTTAAATACTTTAGCTTTTGACGAAGGTGATTTACTTTGGTTGTCAACTACTGCGGGTGCTTTTACAACTACTAAACCTGCAAGTCCTGCACATTTAGTGTTAATTGGTTATGTAATTAAAAAAGCAGGTGGTAATGGTTCTATATTAGTTAAGATTCAAAACACACAAGAACTTTCAGAAAGTAGTGATGTATTGTTTACTTCATTAGCTAATAACGATATATTAACTTACGAAAGTAGTTCTTCATTATGGAAGAATAAATCTATATCTACAATTTTAGGTTATACACCTGCTAATGATTCAAACGTAGTACATAAAACGGGTGATGAAACTATTAGTGGTAGAAAGACTTTTAATAGTACTACCGACATTGGTATTCGTTCTAATATTAGCGGAAATGGATATGGTATTTATTCAGAAAATAGTTCTAATGGTATTTCTTTTTATGTAGCTAATAATGGTTCAGGAAAAGCATTTAGTGTATCTAACACACTTGGTTCTTTTGGTAATATGTATGAAGGTTCTTATAATGGAACTTCTAATTTTGCAGTTAATTATTTAGGTGAAATTACCGCAAGTAAATTTATAAAATCAGGTGGTACTACTTTTGAATTCTTAAAAGCTAATGGTGATGTAGATAGCAACATATATTTTAAAGGTTCTGTTACTGCGGGATATCTTCCAAAAAGTTTATACCCATCAAGCGGAGATTTCACTACAAGTTTGATTTATGATAGTGGTACAAATATAGGAATAGGTACTACTTCACCAAGTGCTTTTGCTATTGTAGATGCAAATGGTCAATTTAGAGTATCAAATTTATCTGTACAAGGATTTTATCAAGCAAGAACAAGCGATAGTGCGGGTAGTGGTGTTTATGATGGTAATTCATTTGTATTAAGAAATGGAGCAACAAGTGAAGATTTAAACTTTGATATTTTCAATAGAACTTCTTCGGTTTGGTATACACCAATGATTATAAAAAACACAGGCAACGTTGGAATTGGCACAACAAGTCCGAGTGAAAAGTTAGTTGTTGGTGGTTCAAGTGGAGCAAGTACAACACCCACTGCTATAAGATTAGATGACACATATAGAACAGGTGGTGCAGCTTTTGATAAACTTAAACTTTATCTTTATAAGTCATCAACTGAAACTTATGGTTTTGGTCTTGGTGATTTAGGTGATGTTCAATATTGGGCAGGTACAACTTCCACAGGTACACATAGATTTTTTACAAGTCAAACCGAACGTATGCGTATCACTTCAGGTGGTGTTGTATGTATTGGAACTACAAGTGCTTTTGATAGTGGTATAGTTTGTTCAGATGGTGGAACCTCTTATGTACCATATACTGCTAAAATTGGAACTACTGCAAGTAGCACACAAATGTTTTTTAGAAATCCAAATGGAGTTGTTGGTTCTATTTCTACAAGTGGTTCTTTAACATCGTTTAACATAACTTCAGATTATAGACTAAAACAAGATTTTAAACCATTTAATGGATTAGATTTAGTTTCTAAAATTAAAGTTTATGATTACGAGTGGAAAGCTGACAATAGTAGAATGAATGGTGTTATTGCACACGAATTACAAGAAGTAGTACCTTACGCAGTAACAGGAGAAAAAGATGCTGAACAAATGCAATCAGTAGATTATTCTAAATTAGTGCCTATATTAGTTCAGGCAATACAAGAACTAAAAGCAGAAATATAAATTAGAAAACAAATAATATGACACAATTCAAATGGATAATTTCAGCAATGGAATGTATCAAAAAAGATGGTGATTTACAAGATGTAGTAATTACAATTCATTGGCGTTATGCTGCTGAAAAAGATGGTGTTTATACAGATATATACGGGGCTACTTCTATGCCATTACCAACAGGTGAAGAT